CATAATTTGGTGCAAATACAGCTAAATTATTTTTGTAATTTAATAGTGATTTATTAACTAAATCTTCACGATTATCATTAATATTATTTTCAATATTATTTGTTGAATTAAAACTAAAGTTATTTGTAATTTCTTCATTAAATAATTTATAACACATACTAAATTGTTCAAGTGATAAATAATTTTTAAGATAATTCTTATAATTTAAACTTAAATTTTTTAATGATTTACTATTTATTATATTATCTCTTATTAATACATTCATAGCAATATAAGATCTCTTATTATCTCTGTATGGAATATTATTTAAAAAATCCAAAACAGTCTTAGATTCATTTAATTTATCAAAATTTTCTATTAGTTTTTTTACAATACTATCTTTCTTATCTTTTGTAGTCCAATGTCTATTTGGATGCCAATTTTTATTTTTAGTTTTTATATGTGTTTCAATTACACTAACAATTGTTTCATTATTTTCATTCATTGTAAATATTTCTTCAATAGTATTTTTTTCTACTGAATCACCATAACTAAATTGTGGTAATTTAATTTTTAATAAATAATCTTGCAATAATTTATTTTTAAAAACATTAAATAATTCAGGTGAATTTAAATAAGTGGATATTATAAGATTTGATTCATTATTACTATAAATATTATAAATATTGTTAATACTATTGTTTGTTTTATTTTTGATTTGTGTTAATGTATATATTATTATATTAATATAACTTTTATTAAAATGTAATGATATTACTAAATCTAATATTGTTTTAATGAAAAAATGACTTTTATTTAACGGTTTATCTTTAGTAATCTCTTCATTATTACTATTTAATACAGTTATAATATTATTAATTTTACTATTAATAACTATATTTGATTCAGTAAAATCATCTGAGTTTAGTTTTAAAAGTATTTTTTTAAATAAAGATTTATCATATATTTTATTTAATTTACTTTCAAATTCAATATAATTATTTTGTACATCATTTATAATATCATCTAATATTGTACTATTATTTATATAATCTAATTTATTAATTATATCTAATTTACTTTCCTTATCTAATTTAAATTGATTAATATTAAGTATAAAACTACATATATTTTGTTCAATATTTAAATCATTATTATATGATGAAGTAATTTCTGTAATAGTATTACTAGTAGAAGTGACTTCATCAAATAAGGATATATTACTTCTAAATATAGTATCACCCATAAAATCATCAAACTCTTCCATATCAAATTTATCACCAGAATAATAGCATATATATTGAGAGTTATATAATATACCATACTGGTCTACTTGGTCTATAACATTATCTAATGCCTTATATTTTGGATAAATAGGAATATATGTGTACTTACACAAGTAATAACCTAAATATGTTCTAATACTATTTTGGAAATTTTTGATTAAACTAATAACATTACTATTTTGTAAATAAAATAATTTTTTGATATCAGTACTTTTACATAAAGCTTCTAAATATTTATGTAAATTATTTAGATTTGTTTTATTATCTCTAAATTTATTTATTACATAATGGTCTAAATCAATAATCTCCTTATTAAGTAAAAAATGTTCAACGGTTCTTAATATATAGTAATCTATAATTTTATGTTCACCTGGTTTTTCAAATACAATACAATATTTTTTTATAAATTTATTTATTTTATCAACTTGAATAGATTTATTTTCTTCATTTCTAATTTCATAAATCTCCTTAAAATGTGGAGGATAAATATTAGTATTTAAAACAGAACTTTTCATATTTTTAATAAGACCATAATAGTCAATATATTCAGTTTTTAATGGTTGATTTCTTATATTTAAATATAGAGCCAATATAATACAACTTTCTATTTTTTTTATAAAATAACCCTTATCCTCATTTTCTTCACTTGATAAAATATTTTTAATATTATAATTTCTTTTTGGTCCAAAATAAGTTCTTATAAGATTTAATTGTTTTTTATCATTTTTTTTAATTATATCATAAATATCTTGTAAGTGTAATAATTGTGTTTTAACTATTATACTATTATTAAATTGAGCTATTTCAAAAGAATTTTTCTCATTAATAACTAAATTTTCAAAAATATTAAAATGTTTATACTTTTCTGGTGTTGTATCTAAATTATTTAATATTATTAATAGATTTTTTAATATATTGTTCTTATCTGATTTATTATTACCTATTCCTTTAAAATCAGAACATACAATATACTTTTCTGTATTACAAGGTCTACTACTATAAGGTTTAGTAATATATACATTATTATAAAAACTACTTAATAAATTAATTAAATTTACACTATTAATATAAACTATATCATACATTTTTAAAATAAATGTACCCCCAGTTTTTTGTGTAAATAATGCACTAATTATTTCTCCTAAAAATAATGGTAAGTGATTATATTCTTCTAATAAATAATCAATATCATCCTCTTTTTTCATACCACCATCCGCCGTAATTAAATCAGCATATAAATTATTTGTATCAATATATTCAATAAATATATTAACATCTGTCGATTTAGTTAAATCTCCTTTAAAATCTTTATCTTCTACATTTGTTAGTTTAAGTTTGCCAACTGGATTACCAAATATAAAATCCCGGTAGTTCTTCAAAAAATTTCCCTGGTTTACAGTATTTTCATCATCTAATAAGGTACAAATAGTAAAGTTACTCCAGTTTTGTGATTTAAGATTTCTAACACACTTCACAAAATTACCAGGTGCCTCCGCTAAAGCAATATATTGAAAATCTGGTTTATCAATAATTTTATTATCTAGTAGTATTTCCCACATTTTGTAATATGCCCTATTGTATTTATCTCCATCTACAATTACATTTGTTAATAATTCATATTCATTAACATAATGATGAATATAGTTCCACATATTTTTACCAGAAGAATTATTTATTTCCTCAGATACAGTTCTAATTTGTTTTATATATTCGGAGTTAAATGTACTACTTGAGATGGTACTTAATAAATCTTGTTCTGTTAATTCAGAGGTCTTAATTGAATTATAATTATAACTAATTAAATAATCTATCATTCTTGATGAATCATTGCTTGTAAATGGATATATTATTTTTTCTATATTTTTAAAGTAAATCTGTGAACTTAAATAGGAGGTTGATTTACTTAATAAAAATGTTTTAAATTCATTATCATTTTTAAATATATTTATTAAATTATATATATTTTGATTATGTGTTGTAATATCAAAACTATTTAAATCATTATAAAACTTATTTAAATCATCAATATTATTTTTTTCAATATTATTTTGATTACATTTAAGTTTGATTTCTTCATCTAACTCATCTAAATTTTTTGTTATTTCAGTTAATGAATCATTTATGTATTGAAATGGTTTATTATTAATTAGAATTATATTTTCTTCTTGTATTTTTAAATAAGGTATTTGAAAATATTTCTTATTTTTATAATTTAACAAAATAAACTTAGTAAATACTATATTAATATCATAACTGTTTAATAATATATTTAAAATATATAATTTATTTTCTTGAATAAAAGTATTAAGAGTTGTTTTATCTTCTATAAGTTTTATAAATGATTTATCATTATTCTTGTTATTAATATTTTTTTTATTTTGTTGGTAAGTAATATTATTAAACTTATATTCACTAACATTGTCTTTTTGTAAATTATGTATTAAATCATCATATTCTATTAAATAATTATCTAGCGAGTAATTTAAATCAATAAATCGTAGTGTATCATCAGCATAATCCTTTTCTGATTTATAAATCTTTACAATACGATAGTTACAATTAGTAGGTTTATTTTCTAAATCATTTTTAATTAATTTATATGCATTTTTAGTATCATTATTTTTTAAATATGTACTACTGTATAAATTTAAATAATATAAAAATCCATTATCATATGTATTATTATGTAAAATACTATAAATAGATTCATTTTCTGAATAAATAATATTATCAATATTATCAATATTATAGAGTTCCATAATGAGTTTTATCTCCTCAGTAATAGTTTTATTTTCTTGAGATTTATATAATTTAAATGTATTTATTAAATAATTTAATAAAGTGTTATTATTATTAATATATTTACTAATATTTCGGTGTAGTATGTCTTGTAAGTAAACAATATAGCAATTAGGAACTTTATTTAAATCATAACCAAAAATATTATAAATATGTTTCAAGATTCTAATAGAATAGATTTTGTCTTCAAACTTATCAAGATTTTTTATAATTTTTAAATAATCATAAATAAAATTATCTTTATTATTGTATTGATTAGACAATTCTTCCTTATCAACTATATAATGTTCTAGTTTATTACTATTTACTTCTAAATCTAATTGACTTAAATCTTGATCGAAATTTTTAATAATAGTATCAATATTAACATATGTAACATTCATTATTTCATTTAAATATGATATAGTATTTCCTATAGTTATATTATAGTTAGTATATAATAGTTTTAATGGATTTAAAATTAAAAATTTTTTAATATTAATATTTTCATTAAATAATATATTACGAACCTCATAAAATGTTTCTATAATTTCTTTATTTATTTGTTTTACACCAGGTGGGTCAGATTTATTTAGTTTATTATCACTTCTAATTACAAATAATTGTTTATCTTCATATGTCTTAGTTCGGATGACTTTATTATATGATTTAGATATACTAATATTATTGGGATCATTAATATTATAAACACGCATATCGTCTGATAATACACGTGTTTCAATAAATGAGGAATTTCCTAAAACATTAACATGTTCAATATTATATTTTATTTCATTTTCATCTTCAAAATAATTATCATTTGTTAGTATATCAATTTTATTACTATCATATATATATGTTTCATCATCTAATTTATCAATTAGTAAATCATCTGTATAATAGTAGTCGAAATTTTTTACTTTTACAACATTTTGACTTAATGTTTTAGTTTCATTTACTATTGGAATAATCCATGTCTTATTAAAATTATTATTATTATAATTGTATGTAATATTATATTGATTATATGGTTGATAAGCTAAATTAAAAATTTTATTACCTGCACTAGTTTCAGTAAATATATTTTCTACTTTATTCAAAATATTATTAATTTTACGTTCTATTTTATTTGTTTTATAAAATTTATTTGATAATGTATTAATAAGCAAATTAGATATAGAATTTTTTAAAAGTGTTGTATTAATTATGTAATCATTAATATAAATCTTTTTTATAATTAAATCTTCTTCCATTTACTTTATAAGATAAAAAAAAATTTATTTATAATTGATAAATCTAATTAATATATAATCTAATTAACATATAATCTAATTAACATATAATCTAATTAACATATAATCTAATTAACATATAATCTAATTAACATATAATCTAATTAACATATAATCTAATTAATAAAATTAGTTATATATTTATTTTTAATTATAGTTTTTAATTTTGTAAAAATTATTGTAATAATATTATTCATATTATTCATACTATCTAATCCAATAGTTATAACCATTTCGGTTTTTAAAGGATGGACCATTTTATATCCTACATATTTAATAGTTGTATTATCAATAATTGTATTATCATATAAATAATAAATATGTGAACTTATTATATTACCAATAGCATGATTACTATTATTAAATAAAATATCTATACCATTTTCTATCTGACTACTTTCATCAATACTAATATGATCATTTTTTAATGGAAAATTAGACAAGTTATTTAGTAAATATAGTATACTTTCACAATGTTCTAATAGTTCTGTTTTTAGAAACTTAAATGACTTAAGTAAAATCTTATTTGGATTATAAAAACCATTACTTTCAATATATAAATTATATGTTCTATTAAATAATTCGTATTCTTCTTTACCTTTAAAATATCTTTGATTATCACATTTATTAAATGTATTTAATAATTTATCTTTTTCAGATATATACTCATTTAGTTTTTTAATATTTTTTAAATTTTGATTTGTTTCTAAAAATGTATTTTTTTCATTTATTAATTCAGTATTTAGTTTAAATTCTACAATATTATTATAACGTTCCTCAATAAATTGTTTTACAACACTATATTCATCACCCATAATATTTTCTAAATTAGATTCAATTAATTTAATATTATTATTATTATTAAATTTATCATTTAAGACTTTAGTAATTAAATCGGTGTCTAATTCAAATGAGTATGAACATGGACTTACAACAGAAAATCTTGAATGTTTAGTACCATTACCAATATTTAAATACATTTTACACTTTAATCTTTCATTTTTTTTTAATTTAGATATAAGAACACCTTCACTATATGATTCATATGTAAATAAAGGAAAAATTAATCTAACTAAATTATTATTACTTATTTCAGTATTTTCTAATTCATTATATTCTTCATATAACTTAAAAACTGTATCATATAATTTTAGTTTTTCAGTAAAATCACTTAAATTTAATTCTATTGTTTCTTCTAAATTCATAAATCTAAATTGAATTTCTTTACTAGTTACATTAATAACATCACTTGTTGTATTTTCTATATCATAATAAAATTGAACTTTACTAATTATATCAATATTATTTTTTAGTTTTAAATTACTTTTTAATAAAATTAATGCTTCAACCTTATTAGACTCATTTAATAAATTTTTAATATTATCAAAAACATTATGATGTCCTATAAGAATTTTATATACCATAAGTACATATTTTACACCAATAATATTTATAGGTAATAACCCTATACGATGTCCTATGAAATCATTATTCATATTAGAATTATTTTTTTCAAAAATAATATAGTCTTTAATTTGTGGCGTTGGTGAGTAGTCAAATGCAACTGTATTTATTTTACTAATAGCATATCTACGTATTCCATTTACAAATGAGGTATCTAAATACTTGGATTCCTGAATTAATTTTTTAAATTCTGGACGCCATTGATTATTAGTGCTAAAAGTAGATAAATCTGATTTTAATAGGAAATTCATTATACTTATATATAATATTTAAATCAATTTTAAATAATTATATTTAATTAATTTTTTTATTGTAATTTAAAAAAAATTAAAATTATTTATTAGGTGTTTTTATTACTTAAAAATTATTAATTACCCGTTATCATAGAATTATTAAACTCTTTATATTTTTTTAATATATTTAAATCATTTTTTTCTATTTTTTTTTGTTTTTGTAATTGTTTTACTTCTCCTAATTTTAAATAACTATTATATTTTTGTAAATCCTCATCGGACATTTCATATGTTATACCGGATCTATGTTTTTCTAAATCATCAATACTATTAAATGAAGATACATCAATGCTACTTAGATCTTCTGGATTAGAATATGCTTTTTTACAATCTGTATAATGCATTTTTTTATTAAAAGTAAAACCCGATGTGTAGTCTTCTAACTCACTATCACCGTCTAATTCTGAAAAGTCATTATTTGATTGAAATATAGTTTCCGGTTCTTTATAAACAATTACTGTATCTTTTTTATTTTTTTTTATTTTTGTATTAAAAATCTTATTAAATACATTAATATTAAAAGTATCTGAAAAAATATATGAATATGTGTCTGTTTTATTCTCAATAGTCCCATTTTTTAAGAAATCACTGTAACCTGTTGTTTTTTTTGTAAAATTATCATTAAATATATCATTAAATTGATTAATATTAAAATTAGAATCTTGCATTAGTATATTTTTACTTTGACCTTCTTTTTTAGTAAAATCTTCAAATTCATCTTTTAACTCATATATTTGTTTATCCGGTAGATTTTCTTTATATTTTTTAAGTAAATATAAATAAGATTGTGTAATATCTTTAAATATATCTGCATCACCACCCTTATCAGGATGATATTTCATAGCCATTGCTTTATATTGAACTTTTAATGTATCAGGGGTATAATTTCTATCTATTTCAAGAATTTTATATGGATTAAAATATATATCATTATGAATTTTCATAATTTCATCTAGAAAATCATCCTTATTATATTCAGTATTTTGCGGTATATTTTGCTGTATATTTTGCTGTATATTTTTAGTATTATGTTGAGTATTTATAGTTTCAAAATTTATATTATTTTTAGGCATTTCTTGATTTATACTATTAACATTTCTATCATTTAAATAATTTTCAAATCTATTATTTACATCATTTTTAAAATCCTTTTTACAAAATGAATAATTCATTATAATTTATAAAATATAATCTTTTTTTAAAATAAACAAATTATATATCATTAATATAATTATCGTCAATAATAATACTAGTACTATTTTCTTCTTTCTCCTCTTCTGAATCGCTAAAATTAAAATATTTATTTTTAGTTTTTTGTTTTTCAGGAATTATGTATGTAGACTGTTCATCATCGTCAAATGAAAATATATCCTCTTCATGTGACCTTTCTTCACCCATAATACTAAAATTTAAATTCATATTTTTCTCTAATAACTTCAAAACATTATTATTATAAACATGTATAATATCAACCTTGTCTTTTTCATAAGTTCTCATACTGTATATTACTATACTACCTATATTTAACCACTGTCTTTTTCTCATATTACCTCTAATTATTCCTATCCTAGTTTCTTTATCATTGCACAGTAACGATACGCGACAATTTCCTAATAGTTTTTCAACTTTTCCATAATTTTGATCATCACCATCTTTTAATATTAAATGTTGTGGTGTTATTTCATCACTATTTGATGCATTTTTCATTTTTTTGTGTTTACTACCACCTTTAACATTTTTTGGCATTTCTAAATATAATTAATAAATATTATTCTAAATAAATTATATTAATAGTTTATAATAAAATTTTCAAAATCAACACCACTTTCTGTATTTATACTATTTTTATTATTTTTCTTAATTAAATTACTTTCTTCACTTTTAATTAAATTACTTTCTTCACTTTTAATTAAATTACTTTCTTCACTTTTAATTAAATTACTTTCTTCACTTTTAATTAAATTACTTTTTATTAATGATTTTATTCTTATTTCATAAGAATTTATTATATTTGTTAAATCATTATTCAAATAAGTTAAATATGTTATAATTTCATGAGTTTTTTTTATATTTTCAACCATATTTTTGACTCTATTTTTATTACATGAATCTTCCAGTTTCCATTCGGATATGTTTTCAATAAGATCTACTTTAAATTTATTAATTTTATTAGAATTCTTATTTATATCTGAATTAAATTTATTTATCTCAATTTTAATCAAATATATTTTATGTATAATAGATTTATTAAATAATTCTAAGTTATATTCTTTTATAGTATGTTTATATATATTTAAGTTCTCATATATATCTAAATTCATTATCATAATTAAACTAATAAAAAAATATTAGTAATATATATATACATGTATAATATTTCTAAATTTCTAGGTGTTGAGAATTATATTTATTCTAAAGAATCTTTATATAATTATTATTTGGAAGATGTAAAAAATAACTTAAAACCAACTAAGACTTTAAAAAAAATTTTTTATATTCCAACTAAAAATGAAATTCAAAATAAAAGTTTTATGATTAGAATAAAAAGTAAACCAAAAATAAATTGCGATGAATTAATAGAATGCAAAAAAAAACTAAATAAGGTAATTTAAATTAATTAATAAGTTTCACTTGTTAAGAACCCACCTTTTTGTTTATCATCATCATCATCATCATCATCA